ATTTGAAGAGCTGTGCAAAGCGGATGCACGAATGGAGGCACTCAAAGCTTACATCAGCAATGAAGAAAACGGATATATCAAACTGGACACAGTGAAAGCAATTATCGGACTTCCGGTCAAGCACGAAGAACCATCGGTGTGGGAGCATGAGGAACTGTCCTTTGATGAATTGGGAATCACACAACATAAGATGCATAAGAGACTTGCAGACAATTACAATGCGGAGGAAATGAAAGATGAACGAACTGAAATTTAATGTGGTACAGAGTATTGGAGAAATCACAGCTAACTTTGATGAATTTAAGAACCAGGTGTCACAGGAACTTGAGAAATATAAAAGTAAAGAGTTTACGGAAGATACAAAAAAGGATGCGAAGAAAGACCTTGCAGAGCTGAGAAAGAAAAAGGCGGCAGTAAACGAGAGAAGAATTGAAGTAAAGAAAGAATATATGAAGCCTTATGATGAGTTCGAAGCTAAGGTAAAGGAACTTATCACATTGATTGATGAGCCAATCACACTGATTGATTACAAGGTAAAAGAGTTCGAAGAGAAGCGAATCAATGAACGTAAAGAAGAGATCCTGCTTGCTTATGAAGAAATTGTACCGGGCGAATTACAGGATTACATTCCATTGGAGCGTATCTACGGAAAGAAGTGGACGAATGCCGGCACGAAAATGAAAGACATTAGAGAAGAACTTACTAGCAGAGTTGCAACTACAAATGCTGATATCAATGCTATCAAAGCCATGAGATCAGAAAAAGAAGAAACTGCTCTTAACTTCTACATGGAGAATAACAACCTTGCATCAGCAATTAAGTACCTTAGTGATTACGAAATTCAGAAAGCAGAGATCCTTAAGAGAAAAGAAGCAGAAGAAGCTGCCAGAAGAGAAAGAGAATTGGAAGCTGAAAGAGAACGCATCCGTCTTGAAGAACGTAGAAGAATCCTCGAAGAAGAGGAAATCAAAAGAAAAGCGGAGAAAGAAACTGTTGAAAAGCTGAAAGAAGTAGATGAGGAACAGGCAAGATTCTTGAGCAGTGAAGAGTCTAAGAAGGTAATTTACACCGTTGTTGCTACAGAAGAGGAACTTAAAGATATTGAACAGGCAATGACAAGCTTTGGTGTTTACTTTGAAAGGAAGGATGTTTGATGGAGATTGGAGAAAAGTTATCCAAACTGCAGCAGGATATGAAAGTCCCCAAAGATCAATATAACAAATTTGGTAAATTCTATTATCGAAATGCGGAGACGATTCTTGCTGAATTCAAGAAATATGAAAAAGATTTAAAGGTCTTTCTGACGCTGAAAGACGAAATTGTGGAAGTTGTTGGGAAGGTGTATATAAAAGCCACAGCAACTTTGGTTGATTGCGAATCAGATGAAGAGATTTCTGTAACTGCTTATGCGAGAGAGTCAGAGGAAAAGAAAGGAATGGATGAAGCGCAGATTACTGGATCAGTATCCAGCTATGCAAGAAAATACGCATTGAATGGTTTGTTTCTTTTGGATGATGTGAAAGATCCTGATTCTGATGAATATGAAAAGCAGAAGAATCAAGACAAGTCTGATCAGAAAGATGGGAAGAGTACAAGCAGCAATATAAAGATTAATCAAAATCATATTAATTCTCTTCGGAGTTTGTTTACTGAAAATGGAATTGATGAAAGTAAAGTACTTGTATTGTATAAAGTGCAGAAAATAGAAGCGCTGACGATTAACCAGTATAAGAATGCTTTTGATCACGTAAAAGAGTTGAAGGAGAGTTGTAGTGTATAAATGAAGTTCACCGGAAAGTTAAAAGAGCCAATTATTGACTTTGCTACACGGCGGCTGACCATTCTATTTGAGCCACAGGAAGACTTTACACAGGCATATGAGGAATTGAAAGACTGTGAGAAGTTAAGCCTTGAAATCAAGCGATACAGAAGGAAAAGGAGTCTGGATGCGAATGCCTACTACTGGGTGCTGCTCAGTAAGTTTGCAAAAGCAATAAGCCTGTCAAATCCAGAAGCACATAATCTAATGTTGTGCCGGTATGGTCAGCCAGAGATATTCGAAGGAAAAGCGGTATATATGACAATCCCAGATACAGAAGAAGCTGAAAGAAAAGTCAGGAATGCCACGGATTATCACTTACAACCAACTTCCCAGATAAGAGAAGGAAATGATGGGATTACATATCGGACCTATAAGCTTCTGAGAGGATCTCATACTTATGATAGCGCGGAGATGGCAAGATTAATTGATGGACTTATTACAAGCTGTAAGGAAGCAGGACTTGCAGCATCAGAGATTGCGACACCAGATGAGAAGAGATTGCTGAAAGAAAGGTATGGCGTGGACATTGGCTAAACGATTGAAGAGCGTGTTTACTGACGATATGGACCACTGCTTCTTCACTGGATATCCTTATCCACACATACACCATATCTTTTGTGGCAGCAGAAGAAAGATATCTGAGAGATACGGATTTGTGATTCCCCTTGCACCGTATCTCCATGAATTTCAAAAGGGGAGCGTACATGACAATCCGAATCATGGACTGGACTTGGAGCTTAAGCAGATGGCTCAACGATATTTCGAAGAGCATATAGGCAGCAGAGGAGAGTTCAGAGAGGTGTTCGGAAAGTCTTGGTTATAACAGGTATTAACCTTGCGGGTAAGGTTGATATATGAACTCCTAATGGCTGACTGAACAGCATGTCACAATCCTTTTCAAAAGCCATGATGATTCATCTCCTCGGCTTGTCCGGGGAGAGAAAGGAGAACAATGCAGACTTACGATATTGACATATTAGATTACATCAGAACCGGACATGACAGAGCAATCACGAGAGCTGAATTGTCTGATCTGACCGGAATAGACGATAGAACAATTAGAGACATGATCCATTATGCAAGACGAGATATACCGATTCTCAACATGCAAGATGGAAGAGGGTACTTCATTCCAGACATGAATATCTTAGAAGAAAGAATGATGCTGATGAAGTATATCAGACAAGAAGAAAGCCGGTTGAAGAGTATCGGCTGGGCACTAAAAACAGCAAGGCGAACAGCCAAGAATTGCAACATGGAGGTAGACACAGATGAACTCAAACCGAAAAGGGAAAGAGGGAGAAAGAGAGTTAGCAAATCTGCTTAAAGACAGATATGGATATGATTGCCGGAGAGGGCAGCAGTTCTGTGGATCCAATGGAGATGCGGATGTAGTCGGTCTTCCTGGCATCCATATTGAGTGCAAGAGGGTAGAGAAGCTTAACATCTATGAAGCTGTGGAACAGTCCATAAACGATGCAAGAGAGGGCGAAATGCCTACGGTAATGCATCGGAAGAATCACAAGGATTGGCTGGTCACAATGACAATGGAAGATTGGATGAAATTATATGAAAGGCGATTACATAAAGATTAATCGGTCACTCCTCGAGTGGGGGTGGTACAAAGACAAAAACACTTCCAGATTGTTCATACACATGCTTTTAAAAGCGAACTGGAAGGACGGATTTTTCTTAGGAATTGAGATAAAAAGGGGGTCATTCGTATCTTCTTTAGCCAAGTTATCTGAAGAAACTAACCTTTCAGTTAGAGAGATAAGAACAGCAATAAAACACCTAGAATTGACAGGCGAAGTGACAAGCAAAAAATATAACAAATTCAGCGTATTTACAGTAAATAATTATTGTTCGTATCAATCGAGTGACACGCAAAGTGACAAGCAAGTGACAAGCAACCGACAAGCAAGTGACAAGCAAGTGACAACAATAGAAGAAGGGAAGAAAGGAAGAAAGAAAGAATATATAGATACTGACGTATCTATAAAGCAGCATAGCATTCAATCCATCATCGATGCATGGAATCAGCTAGAGCCTTACGGAATCAAAATGATTTACCGCATCAATCCGGGTTCTAAGAGATGCACTTCACTGATTGCCTTACTTGAGCAATTCGGAGAAGAGAAAGTGATACAAGCTGTTGATAAGGTCAAACAGAGTGACTTCCTTCAGGGAAAGACAGATACAAGGTTCTCACTGAACTTCGATTGGTTCATTAATCCGAATAACTTTGTGAAGGTGCTTGAAGGAAAGTATGATGAACGGCACGATAAGAAACCAGCAACGAAGAACAATAACAACTTTGAGAGACGGCATTATGACATGGATGATCTGGAAAGTAAGTTGCTAGGAAGGTGATTAAGAATGGCAGAAGAGATAAAACGCAGCTGGGCGGTATGCTCAGTCTGCGGAAAAGAATTTAAGATAGTCGGCAATCGCAAGAAATATTGCAGTAAGGCTTGCTGTGCAGAAGCCAGTAGAAAAAAGTCTTGTGAGAGAGGTAAGGCAAGATACAGAGCATTAACTGCCGAACAGAAGAAAGCGGAATGGGAGAAGAGAAAGAGAGCCATGCCGAAAAAGAAAAAGGCTGCAAGAGAGCCAAAGTACCAAAATGAGATAGCAAGGATTGCAGCAGAAGCAAGAAAGCTTGGGATGAGTTACGGAGAGTACGTTGCAACCGGCGGAAGGAGAAACAATGGGTAAGACACTTGATGTAGAAGAATTTCTTTCATGGCTGAATGAAACTGAGGAAGAACTAAAGGGAGAAAGAGCGGATGAGCTGAACCCTGATCGCAAGGATGAAGGAATCCTACTGGCAACCGAGAATGTCAGAAAGTATGTCGAGAAGATGTGCAAGATTGATGATGCCGATGAGGACTGTAGATGGATTCCGGTAACGGAAAGACTCCCGGAAGATGAAAGTGATGTCCTTACAACAATCGCATCCAAGAGCGGTAGCGGATACAGAGAATACAGTGTTGGATGTTACATCAAGGTATTTGATGAGGATGAGGAAAAGCACTGGCTTGACAGACAGTATGGATACCTTGAGTGGGACAGATATTCAAATGGACACGGTGGTTGCTCACTGTACAAGGTGACAGCGTGGATGCCACTTCCGAAACTGTACAAGGGGTAAAGACCATGAACACAGGAGAAAAGATAGATTACATGATTCAGTGCTTGAAAGTCGCAAAAGCTGAGTACGATTACATGGCTGATTACATTGCAAATGAACCAACTGAAAGACAAGAGTTGTGGGAATTTCTTGATACACACAGAAGTCCGAACAAAGCATTGATTAAGGACAACTTGAAGAATGTGGCAAGAATGGGATTCCAGCTTGCGAATGAGGTGAAGTGATGAAAGATTTAATCGTAGATTGCTTTGCTGGTGGAGGGGGTGCATCAGTTGGAATTGAGATGGCACTCGGCAGACCGGTAGACATAGCAATCAACCATGATCCAGACGCTATATTGATGCATAAGACCAACCACCCGGACACACTTCATCTGACCGAGGATATTTTCAAGGTCAACTTAAAGAAATATGTAAAAGGACAGCATGTGGCTCTTATGTGGGCGTGTCCGGATTGCACAAGCCATTCAAAAGCAAAAGGTGGTAAGCCAAGAGAGAAAGGCTTGAGGATACTTCCGTGGGCAGTATATAAGCACGCAAAAGCAATTCTGCCGGATGTAATTCTTATGGAGAACGTAGAAGAGATACAGCAATGGGGTCCGCTGGATGAAAAAGGATATCCAATTCCAGAGAGAAAAGGCGAGGATTACAAGAAATTTATTACGGCAATGAAGAGTCTCGGGTACCGTTTCGGTAGTAGAGAATTGATAGCTGCGGACTACGGAGCACCGACCACAAGAAAGAGATGGTATGCAGTATTCCGTAGAGATGGACGGGAAATCAGATGGCCAGAGCAAACTCACAATGCTGACGGCATTGACTTTAAGAAGTGGAAACCTTGTGGAGATTACATTGACTGGTCAGATCTTGGCAGTTCGATATTTGACCGCAAGAAGCCACTTGCAGAAGCTACACAGAAGAGAATTGCAAACGGCATCAAGAAATACGTTATCGATGCTGAGTCTCCTTATATCGTGAGAAACGGAGAAGCATTGGCATACATCATCCAGTATCACGGAGAGACGAGAGCCGGTGATTCAAGAGGACAGCTTTTGACAGAACCGATCAAGACGATTGATACATCGAACCGATACGGACTTGTGACAGCATTTATCACGAAATATTACAAGACTGGCATAGGTCAAGGCTGTGACGAACCACTTCATACAATCACAACATCTCCAGGACACTTCGGATTGGTATCTGCATTCCTTATCAAATATTACGGTGCCGGATGCGGTCAGCAACTTGATAAGCCACTGGGAACGATTACCACAAAGGACAGGTTCGGACTTGTGAATGTGATATTGGACATTGACGGAGAGAAATATATTATATCGGACATTTTTCTTCGGATGCTGAAACCGGAAGAACTAAAAGTAATGCAAGGATTTCCGAAAGATTACATTATCGACAGGGATTATAACTGGAAGAAATATCCGATAGCAAAGCAAGTTGCAAGAATTGGGAACAGTGTTGTGCCGATCATGGCAGAAAAGCTTGTAGAAGCAAACTGTCCGTATCTGAAAGTCGGTGAGAGAATGCCGAACATGAGCATTGATGATACACAGGAACAATTAAGATTTGCTTAAATAACAGCACCTTGACAATTGAATATTGATGGTTGGAATGGTATAATTTCCGTATAAATTAAATGTACGGGAGGTACCGAAAATGGCAATTAACAGATTAAAAATTGTAGTAAGTTTGTTGCATGAAATTGCGGATGGAAATATTCCTACGGCAGAAGATTATGGAATCACAGAACAGGATTTAAACAATATTTTGTATGAAATTCAGAAGGAGAATTTTGTGGACAATTTGAAAGTGAATTTTGATAAACATAAACAGCCGATTGTTACTACGGATCATGCTAGAATCACAATAAAAGGTATGGAATATTTAAACAATAATTCTGCTTTAATGAAGACGTATAGAGGACTAAAAGAAGTACGAGAATGGCTTCCATTTTAATGAATCATCTACCAACCATCAATATTCGGTGGTTGGTATTTTTTTACGCATTTTTAAGGAGAAAGGAACGAATTATAATGGCAAAATTTAATATTGAGGTAGAACTTGATTGGGTAGACGAGGAAACCGGATACACAATTGATGAAGAAATTAAAGAACAGGTTGTAAGTGGTGTTAAGGATGCACTTCTTAGAAAAGCAACAGATGAAGCAGTACAGAGAGTGGATAAGGCTATTGCAGATAAGATTCTTGAAGCAGAAGAAACAATTCAAGACACTGTAGACAAATTTGTTAAGACTGTATCGGAAGAAAAGATTGCAGAGATTGCGATTCCTGTAAAAGAAGATTCTTGGAGTAGCAAAGTAGCATATATACCGTTGTCTGAATATGTAGGAAAGCGGTTTGGATTGTTTCTTACAGAGAAGAGATACGATAGAGACGGACGCACTGCAAGTTATTCCAGTGACAGAAACCTATCTGCTGCCGATCTCATTACGAGACAATATTTGGAAAAAGAACTTGGTACAAAAGTAGAAAATATGATTGCTACTGCAAAAAGAGAAGTGGAAGAAAGTCTTGTGAAGTCACTGGAACAGAAATTAAAAGAGAATCTTGCGAAAGAAACGATCGAGAGAATGAATATCCCTGATGTTTTGAAGAGGTTCAGTGAGATGGCACTTGAAGATAAAGCTGAATAAATGGATGGAGAAAGAAGATGGGATGTAAACGGTTATGTATCGTAGACATAGGCAACCGGAAATGCTGTATGGAATGCGAGAAGCACGAAGAATGCAATATTCTGTGTAATGATTTGGACCAATATGAATACATGGAAGAATGCCCGGATTATGTAAAGGAGAATGAAGCCATTAAAATTGTTAAGCAAGGTGGAAGAGATGAAAAATAAAGAGCAGACAAATGCTTGTTACGGTTGCTTCGGAGCTGCAAATGGTGATTGTGATGAGTACGATAAGGATAGAAGTGAATATTTTGCAGACTGGACAGAGTACAGTGATTCATGTGATGAATTGGAAGGAAGAGAATAATGAAAGCAAATGAATATCAGAAATTAGCAATGAGAACAAATGACGGGAAAACAACAAAAAGACTGCTTGAATGTATGTTGACATGTGATATGGAATACTTATTATCACAAAATCTTGTATATGAAGATGAACAGCACTTAGATTTAGGCGGTATTTTCAATGCATGCCTTGGATTGTCTGGTGAGGTCGGTGAGTTCAATGACATGATTAAGAAGTGGGTTTTCCATGAAAAAGAATTGGATATGGAACACGCAAAGAAAGAAATGGGAGATGTGCTTTGGTATGTGGCTATGATGTGCGAATCGTTCGGTTGGAATATGGAAGATGTGATGCAGACTAACATTGATAAGCTGAAAGCAAGGTATCCGGAAGGGTTTAGCGCTGACAGATCATTACATAGAGCGGAGGGTGATGTATAGATGGAAGATGCGATCAGAATCATTGAAGGATTGGAGTGATGAACAGTGAAAAGAAGTACAGACACACGCTGGAGTCCTGCGGAGATCCAGCAGAACCAAAAAGAACATTATGCTGCTATGGCAGAACATCCACCTGATCGGAAGGCAAGCGAGAAGTTTCATCGACCAGCATACCAGGCAGGAAAGTTGATTGAAACACAAGGGCAGCAGTTGTGGCATGGAGATGTTACTGGATATATAGCCAGAAAATACAAGATAGGGAGTGATACCATTGGAGACAATGACAAAGGAAAGACTGGAAGCATACAGAAATAACAAGACAGAAATATTGTCATTGAAATATATTTTAAATAACCGATGGCAATCAGAAACAATGATAGGGAATGATGTGATTTTAGATTATAGCAAAGGATATCCAATTCCACAGAGTATTGTTGGCTTTGATCAAGAAAAGTATGAGAGACTTCAGGAACGTGATTTAAAGAGAAAAGAACGTCTGGAAAAGGAATGTGAAGAGGTAGAGCATTATGTTGAAGGAATCAAAGATGCGCAGCTACACAACATCTTCAGGATGTATTATATTGATGGTGTCAATGCAGTGAATCAGACAGAGGTAGCGAAGATGATTCATCTTGAGAGAAGTACGATAAGTAAGAAAATCGACAGATATCTTCAACTTTCACACAAATCACACGAATCACATATATAATAATACTTGAGCCAAAGGCTGAATTCCTGCGGCTCGTCCTCTCTTTATATGAAACCCAAGAAGCACCTGCGCAGGAATGTGCGGGTGTTTTTCTGTTGTATAATGTCGAAGTTTGGGATATTATGGAAGTAGGTTTTATATGTACGGAGGAAGAAGAGATGAAAAATATAATTGAAATATTTGGAAACATGAGTGATGACTTGAAAGGAGCGATAATAACGGCTGTTTTAACTTCTATAATTTCTATAATTGGATTCATTTTGACAAACAAAAATATGAGTAAAAATTTAAAAAATGAATTAAAAAAAGAAAAAACTACGGTGCATATTCAAAAAACATCAGAAATACCATATGATATATTGTGCTTGATGGACATGATGGTTAAAAATCCATCATCTGAAGAGACTCTGAATGAGTTTAAAAAATTATGAATACTGTTTGTGCGTATGGATCAAAAGATGCTATAAAAATCGCATCTACAATGCAGAGTGAAAACTATGAGTTGGTTGAAGGAGAAAAGAAAAATACATATAGAATGTTATCTTTTTATTCCTTACTCGTTACACAAATTAAATATGATGTAACCAATATTGTGAATAGTCCGGAGTTATGGTTTAAGCTGAAAATAAAGGATTATCGTAATTCACGTGATAAAATGATAAAAGAAAATAACAAAATTGTAGATGAATTGGATTTAAATAAAGATTTCATAATTTAAAGATATTGTTATGTAGAAAATAATATACAAAAGAAGATAATTTTTGCGGCACCCTCCGGGGTGCTTTTCTAATGCAAAAATTAGGACTATTAGTTCAGCAGGTTAGAAGTTGATAGGAAGGAGTGTTGCAGGATGGCAAGAAAGCTGACTGATAAACAGAAGAAATTTGTTGAAGAATACCTGATTGACCTGAATGCAACACAGGCTTGCATCAGGGCAGGTTATTCACCTAAAACAGCAATGGAACAAGGCTATCAATTACTTCAGAAAACTTCAGTTCAAGAAGCTATTGCTGAACGCATGGCAGCAAGGTCGAGAAGAACTGGAGTGAATCAAGATAGGGTTGTATTAGAGCTTGCGAAAATCGCATTTGTCCGAATGCCAGACGTTGTTGACAGTAACGGGAGAATCAAACAGGATGCATCTGCTGACGATCTGTCTTGTATTGAATCAATCAAATATAAGAAATCTGATAATGAATTTGGAGGAAGTGTTGAAAGAGAAGTCAAGATTGCTTCCAAGATAAAAGCCCTTGAACTGCTTGGTAAACATTTAGGCATGTGGAACGATAAGTTAGATGTGAATGTGACAGCCCCTATTGTTATTTCAGGAGCAGATGCACTTGAGGACTAAATATAGACAGCCATCAAGTCAATATGTATTTGGGTATCAGAAGTACATACTGCACCCGGACTATTACAAGACTACAAAGTCCGGCAAAGTAAATATCAAATTGCCGGAAGTAGTCGGTAAGGGTTACGGTACATTTTGGCAGTGGAGAGGTAGATACAGAGCAGTCAAAGGGTCCCGTGCTTCTAAAAAGTCGAAGACCACAGCATTATGGTATATCACCAACATGATGAAGTATCCTGATGCTAATACCTTAGTTGTCAGGAAGACATACAGGACATTAAAGGATTCCTGTTTTACAGAGTTAAAATGGGCGATCCACCGACTTGGTGTTGACAGCTTCTGGGATATTAAAGAGTCACCACTTGAAATGACCTACAAACCGACAGGTCAGAAGATCTATTTCAGAGGTCTTGACGATCCGCTGAAAGTAACATCCATTACTGTCGATCAGGGTGTATTGTGCTGGATGTGGATTGAAGAAGCATATGAGATCAGTTCAGAGGACGATTTCAATATGCTCGATGAATCTATCCGTGGAGCAATACCGGAAGGTTCAAACCTGTTCAAACAGATCACCGTAACATTCAACCCTTGGAATGAACACCATTGGTTGAAGAAACGGTTTTTTGATAACCCTGATGATGAAACCCTTGCACTTACAACCAATTACAAGTGCAATGAATGGTTAGATAAAGCCGATCTTAAGGTTTTTGAAACCATGCGAAAGCAGAACCCAAGACGTTACGCAGTGGCAGGTCTTGGGGACTGGGGTATTGTTGATGGTCTTGTGTATGAGAATTGGCACGAAGAAGCCTTTACACTGGAACAGATCAGACAGCAATACAAGATTGATTCAGCCTTTGGCTTGGACTTTGGTTATACAAATGACCCATCTGCATTGTTTTGTGGATTCATTGACACGAAGAACAAAAAGATATTCGTGTGGGATGAAATGTATAGTGCAGGTCTTTCCAATGAGCGAATATATCAGAATATCACTGATATGGGCTATGCAAAGGAAAGAATCACAGCGGATTCAGCAGAACCAAAGTCTATTGATCAGTTAAAGGGTTATGGTCTTAGAGTCAAAGGTGCTGAAAAAGGCAAGGACAGTATCAACAGCGGTATTCAGTTCATTCAGGATTATGAAATCATCATACACCCAAGATGTGTGAATTTCCTGACGGAGATCAGCAACTATACTTGGGACAAAGACAAGTTTGGTAATAAACTGAACCGCCCTATTGATGACTTCAATCATTTGATGGATGCAATGCGATATGCATTAGAAAAATATATCAAGAAAGGTAACGGCTGGCTATTCTAGCCAATTTGGTGTGCAAAATGGAAATCTTAGGTACAAAGTATGAGTTGATTAAAAATGATCATGGCCTGATAGAAATAAATGCTGACGGAGAGTGTCAGACTTATGCGAAGGTTATCAGAATCAGACCACTACAGGATATGCTTTACGGTAAAACAACAGAAGATGAGAGAAAGAAAAGACACAGTGAAGTAATGCGGCATGAAGTAATTCATGCTTTTTTTAATGAGAGTGGTCTTAGTGACTATTCGAACAATGAGGAACTGGTTGATTGGCTTGCAGTGCAGTTTCCGAAAATGCTCAAGGTATTTCAGGAGCTTGGTTGTACAGAGTAAGTAGAAGAAAGGGGTGATAAATTGCTTACGATCGAAGAAATAAAGATGTTCATTGATGAAGATGCTGCATCAGTGAAAAAGCATTTTGCAAGAATAGGTGAACGCTATTTTGACGGTGATCACGATATAAAAAATTACAGAATGTTTTACTTCAATTCTGATGGTCAGCTTGTGGAAGATACAAGCCGGGCAAATGTAAGAATACCACACCCATTCTTTAAGGAACTGACAGAACAGGGTACACAATACACCCTTTCAGGTTCAGATGGTTTTGTATTCAGTGATGTGCCTGAATTACAGAGTGAACTTGATGCAAGATTCAATAACAATGATGATTTTATTGATGAACTGTCAGAAACACTTACGGACTGTCAGACAAAGGGTTTTGCTTATATGTATGCTATGAAAGACAGCACTGACAAGTTGAAATTTACGTGTGCTGACAGTATCGGTGTTGTGGAAGTAGAAGCACGATTTGCAGAAGATAAGAAAGACCATGTAATTTACTGGTACGTTGACCGGGTTGACAAGGAAGGTCACAGAATAAAGAAAATCATGGATTGGGACGATGAACAGGTTGTTTATTATGTTCAGACAGATGAAGGGGAAATACAGCTTGATGATAAAGCCAAGGTGAACCCAAGACCTCATATACTGTATCAGGTTGATGGTGATGATAATACCTATATTGATTCACTTGGATTCTTGCCATTCTTCCGGTTGGATAATAACAAGAAACAGTTCAGTAACCTGAAAGCAGTAAAAGATCTGATTGACGATTATGACCTTATGGCATCCAGTCTTTCCAATAACCTGATTGACTTTGACCATCCATTATATGCAGTTAAAGGGTTTGAAGGTGATAACCTTGATGAATTGCAGCAGAATCTTAAGACAAAAAAGATTGTTGGTGTCGGTTCAGATGGTGGTATTGAAGTACATACAGTAGATGTACCGTATGAAGCACGAAAGGTTAAGTTGGAACTGGATGAAAAGAACATATACCGTTTTGGTATGGGTCTGAACTTGTCAGGTCTGAAAGATACATCAGCAACAACCAATATTGCAATCAAGGCAGCCTATTCACTGCTTGATCTTAGATGTAAACACCTTGAAAGGAACATCAAGCGGTTCTTGCGTAAGATCGTAGCAGTATGCATTGATGAAATCAATCAACAGAATGGTACAGATTATCAGATCACAGATGTTTATTTTGAGTTCACCCATGAAGTAATGAGTAATGAACAGGAAAATGAACAGAATGAACTTACAGAAGCACAGAAACAACAGGTACAAATCAACACACTGATGTCACTTGCAAACGTTTTTGGTGATGATCTGATTATTCAGTATATTTGTGATGTTCTTGATATTGATTATGAAGATGTGAAGGAAAAGTTGCCGGATAATGAAGCTAATAAGGTGCAGCAGGTGCAAGATGATCTTGATTCTATTATACCGGATGATGAAGGTGGTGGAATAGGTGAACAAGGCACAGAAGGAAGTACAACAGGCACAGCTTAATGATGAAAAGAAAGTAATCAAGCTGTTAGAAAGAGTATATGAACAGGCGAAAAAGGATTGTGAACAGAAAATCAGGGAACTGTCTGCAAGGACAGACCTTGAAAATCTGCAAAGCATCATATACCAAAAAGAATATCAGCAGATTATGGTTGATCAGATAGAATCAATCCTGTATGACTTGCACGAAGGGCAGTTTACAACAATAGCTGATTATCTACAGCAGTCATATATCAATGGTTATGTGGGGATGTATTACGACCTGCATCTTAGCGGTATACCGCTTGTAATACCAATTCAGCAAGATCAGGTTGTCAAAGCATTGAAAACCAACAGTAAACTGTCAAGCAGTCTGTATAAGCGTTTAGGTGAAGATGTTGATTATCTGAAGCGGTCAATTCGTGCCGAACTTTCAAGGGGAATTGCAAGCGGTTCAACTTGGAATGAAATGGCATTAAGGATTGCCAAGGGTATGAACAGCCCTTTTCGTAAAGCATATAACAATGCGATACGGATTGCCCGGACAGAAGGGCATAGAATACAGAATGAAGCAGCCCTTGACGGTCAGCATGGGGCAAAGAAAAAGGGTGCTGATATAGTCAAACAGTGGGATTCCACACTTGACGGACGGACAAGGGACGAACACCGGGGGTGTGACGGACAAATCAGGGAAATTGATGAACCGTTCGATGTTGGCGGTGAGAAAATGCAAGCACCGGGTGTTGGCGGTTCTGCAAAGAACGTTTGTAACTGTCGGTGCTGTCTGCTGCAACGTGCAAAATGGGCATTGGACGAGAAGGAACTTGAAACTTTAAAAGAGCGTGCAGAATTCTTTGGGTTAGATAAGACAAAAGAGTTTGGTGAGTTTAAGGAAAAGTACCTAAGCGTTGCTAAAGAAACAGAAAAAGGTTCGTATTTAACATCTGTTAAAAGGATCGGAACGAATAAGGTTGATTTAGATTATATTAGATCAGAAGGATTTAGAAAGAAATTTAATAAAATTACAACAAATACTGCTATCAATGATGCACTTAGAAGTTATGCAACAGCAATGTTGACTCATAGAAATGGAACAGATGGAGAAGATTTATATATTATTGATACAGATGGAAAACTGATTCTTAGAGAAATATCAGGAAAGAATGAATTAGGAGTTACAATTTCAAAAGAAGATTCGGAGAGGATAAGAAAACAAAATGGAACTATAGGAATACATAATCATCCAACGAACATACCGCCGACAGGTAGCGATTTTGTAGCTGCTGGATATAGAAAATATGACTTCGGGATAGCAGTGGCTCATAGCGGAAGGGTATATAAGTATAAAGCTGGAAGTAAGCCGTTTCTTCCTGGAATGTTGGATGGACGAATTGACAAATACCAGAATGAACCTTATAATTTGAGTATAGAAGAGGCACATACAAGAGCATTAAATGAAATATCAAAGGAGTATGGTATAATATGGGAAGAATTAAAATAAGATCATATATGGATGTTGTTATTACGAATCCAGATATGACACCAGAAGAAAGAGAAGAAGAACTTCAGCGTCTGAAAGAAGAAAGCGAAAAATTAACAGATTGGCCGGAGATTTTTTAATACCATTGATCAGAAATGACCGGTGGTATTTTTGTACACATTTTTAAGGCGAAGAGGTGAGAAGTGTAAGATATATTTTGAAAAGAAGATAAAGGAGGCGTTGTAAATGAATGTTTTATGCTCGAAATTTGAAAAGGCGCATAAAGATTTTGTACTTCATTTTGGATATTGTCCTAAAATTCCAAATGAGATAGATTTTGATCAATCGGCATATGCAGATGATCTATTGAAAAGTGTAGCCGATAATTATGATTACACAATTGAAAAATATGGTACGCAAGTGCCTAAAAAGTATCCTAAACCGAAAATAATAATTGATTAACATCATTTGAGTGCGGACTATAAAATAACAAGAACAGTAGATACCACTGATCAGAAATGGTTGGTGGTATTTTTATGTCTATTTTTAAGAAAGAGAGAATAAAAAAATGAAAAAAGCAATGCTGAGTCAGCCAATGGCTGGAAAGACTGATGAAGAAATCGTAGCAACAAGAGAGAAAGCAATTAAGGTCCTTGAAGAAAAAGGATATGAAGTTGTGAATACTCTTTTCACAGATGAGTGGTACAGTATTGACGCCATGAAAAAACGTGGTGTAGTTCAGATTCCGATATGTTATCTTGCTAAGTCCTTAGAGAATATGTCTCTGTGCCATGCAGCGTACTTCTGTAAAGGCTGGGAGAATGCAAGAGGATGCAAGATTGAGCACGATGCTGCGGTTGCGTATGGTTTGGATATTATTTATGAGGAGTAGAAAATTATGAAAGATTATGTAGAAGTAAATGAAACGAAATGTGATGAAGTACACAACTGCATGTGTACAAAAGAAGTTAATGGGAAAACATATTGCCGTGGCTGCGGAAATGTACAGCCAGAGCAGGAGGATTAGAAATGAAACAGTTATCAACAATTCAGAAAAGAGAAAAATTAAATGATGTGTTTGCTGTAGACGAAATTGGTCCAGGCGGTGCTAATCACTTATATTGTGTGTACAAGGCTGGAACAGCAACGCTTAAAGATGATGATACATCGTTAAGAGCGGAACCGGATAATCTGCTTCTTACATTACAGATGCAGTGCGGACCACGAAAAGAAAAAGATTCGCTTCACGGTGTAATCGACACAGATTTACTGGAAATTGTACGTGATCGCTTAAAAGCTTTTCAGGCAGGACCGTTTTCGTCAAGAGAAAATGCTTGCGCACTTACTCATATTGAGGAAGCGCTCATGTGGATGAACCGTAGAGTAGAAGATCGCATTGAAAGAAATGTTCTTGGAAAGAATGAAAAGTAGGAACTGTATGAAGATGTATACGGTAAAATAACTAATACATGCCATACAGAAGAATAGGAGGTAGTGAATTATGAATTTCAAAGAAGCGTTTAGAGAAATGAAATCTGGACTCGCGGTAAAATTACCGTCATGGTCTGGATACTGGTGGTGGGATGAAGAAGCTCAGACGATTCTCATGTACACCAAAGATGGCGGCTGTCTGGACATTAGAGAAACACAGAGAGTGGAGTATACGATTCAGAACATTCTTTCAGATGAGTGGATTTATGCTAATGGTCGAAACTGTCCGATTCTTGGCGGAGAAGCAACCTTTTCTTTCGGAGAAGCAATTAAATATCTGAAAAGAGGGTTCAAAGTAGCTCGTAAAGGCTGGAACGGAAAGAAACAGTACATCCAGCTCGCCACAGGGATCTCTTACAAAGCAACAGATGGTGAAATCGTAAACTGCGAACATAATGCCATCGGTAATATGGCTATCGCATTCTGCGGAACATCTGGTGTTCAGATGGGATGGCTTGCTTCTCAGGCTGATATGCTGGCAGATGACTGGGTGTTCGCAGAGTAGAAAGGCGGTGATCCAGAATCTTCCAACTATGGGTAAAATAGTATTTTTAAGACATCCGCAAGGGTGTTTTTCTTTTGTCCGAAAAAGGCTTATGACGTTTAAACTGCTGCTGAAATGACTCCTGCAACATGAGATATAAACTGTTGACCGTTCCCGGTGACACCGGATATAAAAACATGACGGAGAAAGGAAGAAGAACATGGAATTTTTAAAAGCATTTTTTGGTGATAAGGCTATCACCTACGATGAACTGGTACAAGCAATCAATGCCTATAACGGTGATGAAAAGAACAAAGAGAAGCTGATCAAGATGGTTAACCTTACTGATGGTGGTTATGTGTCTAAGGACAAATACACCAACCTTGAAACTGACCTTTCCGGTAAGACTACAGAACTGACCAAGGCTAATAACCTGATTGAAGAACTGAAAAAGTCAGCCGGAAAAGATGAAGAAACACAGCAGAAAATCACTGCATATGAAACAGAGATTGCAGACCTTAAGAAAGAGAATGCAGAACTGAAAACAGAAAATGCATTGAAATTTGCGTTGGTTGCAGCCGGTGCGGTTGATGTTGATTATCTTGTATTCAAGGCAAAGGAAAAAGGTGAAATCAAACTTGGTGATGATGGAAAAATCAAGGGTGAAGATGATCTGATTTCAGGTCTTAAAACACAGCATCCTACCATGTTTGAAGCATCCAATGGTAATCAGCAGCAGAGTGGTAACAGAAAGATTATTGAAAACAACCTGCCGGGTGGGGATAAAGACAAGACAGTTACCAAAGAACAGTTCCTTAAGATGGGTTACAACGAAAGAATGAAACTCAAAGAGGAAAACCCGGAGTTATTCAAACAGTTAAATGTACACTAAGAAAGGTTAAAATGGTGAATTAAATGGCAAGAACAGGAAATTTTGGCGGTTTTGCTTTTGATGAAGAAGTATTTACCGGGATGATGCAGGAAGCCGACTATTGGACTACACCAATCATTGCTTCCGGTATCGTGCAGCAGGACAGTTCTATTATGGACTTGATCGGTGAGCATGGAAACGTGGCAACAATTCCAATCTATAAGCCGATTGACGCAAATGAAAGCGGTATGGAAGCACTGAACAACGATGGTGAAACAAACAACACACCTGTTGAAATCAGCGGTGACAAACAGACTTGTATGCTTATCCAGAGAATGAAAGCATTCAAGGCTAAAGACTTTACAAAGGAATTAACTGGTGCTGACCCTATGACACTGATCAGAAATAAGATTGCAGGTTATTATGGTCAGGTTTGGGAAAAAGAACTGATGAACATTGCACAGGCAGTATTGGCAGTTGCAGCACTTAGCGATCATGTACTTGATCTTACTAAAGGTACTAAGACAAACATTGAAGCAGGTACAATTTACGATGCAGAACAGGCAGCACTTGGTGATATGGCAGGTGGTCTCGGTCTGATGGTTATGCATTCCATGATCTTCAAAGAGTACAAGAAAATGGAAATGGTTGACTATGATAAGTATGTTGTCAACGGTGTGATTCAGAAAGAAATTACATTGCCAACTATCGCAGGTAAACACGTACTTGTAACTGACAGATTTACAGCTACAGGAGCAGGTGCAGATGCGGTTTACAACACATATCTGTTTGGCGAAGGTGCATTTTTATCTTGTGATAAGAACAACTATGAGAATCAGTATACAACCAACTATGACCCGGAAGCATCCGCAGGTATTGACAAGTTCTATACAAAGCAGGGTAAGGTGCTGCATCCGAATGGTCTTTCTTTAGCAGTTGATCAGATTGCAAAAGAATCACCGACTTATGCAGAACTTGGTGAGTCTGCAAACTACAGCCTTAAGTTCAATACAAAGAACGTTAAGATGGGTCTTATCAAGTCCAAGGTTGGTACAGCAGTTGTCTAAGAAAGGGTGATCTGATGATATTAGCAGTTGATGATGTAATGAAATTACCTGAATTTGCTGTGCAAAATGAAAAGGTGATTGAAGAAAAACTGAACGCTGCTGAACTTATGATCAGAGCATACACTAATAACAATTTTCAGAATCGGTTTGTTCGTTTTACCGCTGATAGTTTGGGTAATCGTTTGCTTAGAACATCAGATTTCTTAAAAGTGGGTGATACAGTTCAGATTTCACAGTCAATGGTGAATGATGGACTGTATACCATTACTGAAATTGGTGATGATTTCATCAGAGTTAATCAGGAGTTGTATAAAAGTACAAACCTGATCACTAAGGTGGAATATCCGGCTGATATTCGTGCAGGTGTGCTTGAACTGCTTAAGTGGGATATTAAGAACAGACCGAAAACCGGGGTCAAGTCTGAAACGCTGTCAAGATACAGTGCAACTTACTTTGATCAGGATGCTAACAATCAGGTTATGGGCTATCCTGTTGCCATACTTGGATTCTTAAAGCCTTATATAAAGGCTAGATTCTGATTATATGAGTGTTGGCGGTAACATTCAAGCATTGTTACAGGTAAAAAAGAACGGTGCTAAAAATGCCATAGGTGAGCGTGTAAACACATGGGTTGATTGTACATCAATCTTAGGTTGGTTGGATTTATCAACAGGTGATTCAAAGCACACAACTTTTTATGCCAAGGTTCAGGAAAGTACACACATTTTCTTGTGTGACTTTACCAATCTGAAAAACCTGTCAACTGATTGGGTTTGGAATCCATTCAGTTTTCTGACAGGTGTGATCAGTAAGACGGATGAACAGGAAACCGTTGATGTGACAAGTGACAATGCAAGAATGATTGTGAATGGTGAAGTGTATGAAATCCTTCTGATTGATGACCCTATGAATATGCATGATCATTTAGAAATCTATTTAAGATTTATAGGGGGTCAGTAGTATGTCAGTTGAATTTACAGATAACACAGCAAAAATTAAAGCTGCATTATCGGAAGGGGTTATTGGATTCCTTCACGAAGCAGGTGGTGAAATACAGGCACAGACCCAAAGAAACAGCAGGGTTGATACCGGACAAACAAAGGGGTCTTACAAGTATATGGTTGATGAAGGAAAAGATGAATCAACTGTTGCTGTAGGTTCAGACCTTGAAAATGCGATTTTGGAAGAATTTGGTACTGGTGAATATGCACTGCATGGTGATGGAAGAAAAGGCGGTTGGGTTTATAAGAGTAAGAAAGACGGTAAATTTTACCATACTTACGGAAAAACACCACGACAACCACTCACGAAAGCATTTCAGAGTGTAGCCCCAAAGATAAAGAGACAGCTTGTAAATGTTATTAAACAGAATTTAGGGGGTTAATTATGGTTGATATGCTTGGTTTTATTTCTGATCAGCTTGATCAACTTGGTATTCCCTATGAATTTGGTGAATGGACGGGTGAAATTAGCTATCCTTACTTTGTCGGTTCGTTCAATGAAACTGAACACAGATTAGAGGACGGATATACAGGCGGTGTGTTTACACTTGACGGTTGGTCAAGGGGGTCAAAATTACCGCTTGCAGAAATAAATGACAAATTAAAAAAAGCATTTGAAGATTTAAGGGCAGTTCAGGAAGGAACTGCTTTTTTTATTACCTATTGGAACGGTTTAATGATTCCAACAGGTGAAGAAGATCTTTTTAGAATTACGATAACACTTAACACAAATGAGTGGAAAGGAGCATAAAAGAATGGGCTTAAAAAAGCATGGTATTACATCTGAAACTATCAAGAATATGATCTTGGGTGCAGGTGTTATTTACAAAAATCTTAAGTATGAAAAATCAGCCAATGGTTGGACTGGTACACCACTTGGTGCAACTTCCGGTGGTCTTAAGTTCAATTATGAAGCACAGTGGTTAGATGTTGAGGTGGACGGTGCAACTGTACTGATCAAGGGTGTCAGCAAGCAGAAGGTTGGTGAATCTGCCACACTTGAAGGTCAGATGACAGAACTTACAGAAGATATTCTTGTAAATGCATTACACCTCGTAAAATCCACTTCCGAAGATACAACATATGTCAAATATGTATCTAAGGAAAACATCACAGAAGCAGATTATCTTGAAAATGTTGCCTACGTTGGAACACTTTCAAGCGGTAAAAATGTAATTATCATTTTGCCGAATGCACTCTGTACAGAAGCGTTTGAACTGGAAACAAAGAATGCTGAACAGACAACATTTGCTGTCAAGTTTGAGTGTACAGCAGACCTTGAAAATGACAGCTTAAACAAGTTGGATATTGCAATTTATTACCCAACTTCTGTTGTGTAGGGGGTGTGAATTATGAGAGTAGTTGTAGTTAGAGAATACACAGACAAGTACACAGGTGAAGGTCATGTAATTGGTGAAAAACTGGATATGACAGAAGAAAGATTTGCAGAAATTCAGGACAAAGGGATGTTTGTGGTTGATATTTCTGATGAAGTAGTGCAGCAGGAAACACCTGCTGTATCTGCTGAACAGGTAGAAGATCAGGAACAGGAAACAGCAAGTGAACAGACTGAACCTGTTGAACATGAAGAAAAACCTACACCAAAACGGGATAAACCTGCAAGTGGTGGTAGAAGAAACAGAGCGAAAAAAGAAAGTGAGGATAAATAATCATGGCAGATTTCAGATTTAAGGATTTAACGGTCGATAACGCATTTGACTTTTGTGAGGTTCTTGCAGTTATCGGAGTAGAACAGGTTATTGGTGCATTTGACAAAGACGAGATTCAGCAGTTGCAGGAATCCGGTACAGATATGAAAGAAGTTGGTATTGTCATTGCTATGAAGGTATGTGGCATTCTGATCAAGAACATTTCCAAGGCAAGAAATGAAATCTGTAAGTTTTTTGCTAACTGTATGGAGTGGGACAACGGTACAGCGGTTACTGCTGATGATGTGAAGAAATTCAAGCTGAAACAGTTTGTTGTCATGGTAAAAGATTTTGCTAAGAAAGATGATCTTATGGATTTTTTCGAGGGTGTTGCCGAATTAGTGGGTACGGAACAGAACGATTCGATGAATGCTGCAACCGTAGATATGGTAACCCCTACAGCTATTTAGATAATGCAATCAGCCGGGGGAAATTAGACGCTACTGTTAGAACAGTCCTGAAACAGGACAATGAAGATAAACAGTGGGACTTATACTGTGCAATCACAGCAAACCCACTTGCTGATGATGTTGGAAATTTTGAAGAATTTAAACAGCGGTTTATGAGTACAGCACCGAAAGGTGAAAACACTGAACAAACTGAACCGACAATGAACAATGCACAGATTAAGTTACAGGTGGAAAAAGCAAATAAAATTCTGAATGGATTCGTGCCACCGTTGAAAGGGGGTGGCTAATCGTTGGATATTTTTTCGTTGGTCGGAAAAATAACGATCAATTACGCTGATGCGGTAAACAACATTGAAAAGGTTTCAAAGTCTGCAAAGGACACTGCTGAAACACTGGAAGATGTTGACAAAAAGGCAGATGGTGCAGGTGATTCAGTAGAAGATGCCGGACAAGCTGCCAAGAATGCAGACAGTGGATTTACAACATGGAAAGCCACGCTTGCGAATTTAGCATCTACAGCAATTACAAAAGTAATTTCAGGATGTACACAGTTAGCTGAAAAAATGGAAGATGTGACAAAATCAGCGGTTGGTCACTATGCTGAATATGAACAGTTAGTTGGTGGTGTTGAAACACTATTCAAAGACAGTTCCGGTAAACTGATTGATTATGCTGAAAAGGCATATAAGACAGCCGGGATGAGTTCAAATCAGTATATGGACACAGCAACGTCATTTGCTGCTTCATTGATTCAGGGTCTTGGCGGTGATACTGCAAAAGCGGTTGAACTGACCAACCTTGCCATCACTGATATGTCAGATAATGCTAACAAGATGGGTACTGACATAGGTTCTATACAGGACGCTTATCAGGGTTTTGCGAAGCAAAACTACGCAATGTTGGATAACCTGAAACTTGGTTATGGTGGTACACAGTCTGAAATGATCAGGTTGATCAATGATTCGGGTGTGCTTGGTGAAAAGATTGATAGTTTGGATAACGTAACGTTTGATCAAATGATTGAAGCTATTCACAAGATTCAGGACAACTTAGGTATAACCGGAACAACCGCACTTGAAGCAGGTACTACAATATCAGGTTCATGGAGTTCAGTACAGGCATTGTTTGAAAATATCCTGACAAAAGTAGGTTCAAAGCTTGCACCTACTGTTATGGGATTTTTACAGCAGTTGTCAGACTGGATGGAAACAATAGATTGGGATGCGTTTGCAACGTCTGTCGGTGATGCCCTACAAAGGGTATTTGACTGGATTCAAAAGATTGATTTTACAACATTCTTTGAAAAAGGAATGGATGGTGTTGAAAACTTCCTTGAAAAACTAGGGGGTCTTATTGAAGATGTGCCTAAGATTATCCAAACGTTCAAGGATTGGTCACCACTGATAGCCGGAGTTGCTGCCGGATTCGTAACCTTAAAGGTTGCTATGGCAATATCATCACTGATTAGTGCAGTGAGTACAGCAATTGGAATTTTAACAGGTGTGGAAGAAACTGCAACAGTAGCACAAACCGGATTGAATACAGCCATGCTTGCAAATCCCGCTGTATTTATTATATCAATTATAGCCGGACTTGTGGTTGCCTTGATCACATTGTGGAACACCAATGATGGATTCAGAGAAGCAGTCACAAATGCTTGGGAATCTGTAAAAGAAGCAGTAAGTACTGCCATTGAAGCAATCAAAGGATTCTTCACAGGTTTAGTTGATTCAATCAAACAGGCTTGGGAGAACATCAAAACGGCAATATCTGAAAAGATAGATGTCATAAAAGAAACAGTAACCAATGTGTTTACTGCAATAGCTGATACTGTAAGTGCAGTGTGGGAAACAATCAAGAATGCAGTGCAGGTTGCTATCATGTTTATTGGTGAAATCATCAGTGCTGCATTTCAGATCATCACAATGCCTTGGATGTTTATATGGGAAAACTGCAAGGAATATATCATTGCAGCTTGGGAGTTTATCAAGAACGCTGTATCAACAGCACTTGATGCAATTTCAACCACCATCAGCAATATTTGGAATGCTATTGTTGGATTCCTGACCCCTATATTGGATGGTATTAAAAATACCTTTACAACAATATGGGAAGCCATAAAAACAGCGGTATCAACCGCAATCAACAACATTCAGACAGTTATTACAACCGTATGGAATAGTATTAAATCAGTGATAAGTAACGTGTTAAATGCAATTATAACTACGGTTTCAAACATCCTGAACAACGTTAAATCAACATTTACAAGTGTTTGGGATAGTATCAAGTCAACCGTAAGTAATGTGATCAATGGTATCAAGTCCACTATATCAAGTGGATTGAATGGTGCAAAATCAACCGTCACAGGCGTGTTAAATGGTATCAAGTCAACGTTTACTAGTGTGTGGAATGGATGTAAGTCTATTGTATCAGGAGCAATCAATAAGATTAAGTCAATTATGAACTTTAGTTGGTCATTACCTAAATTGAAACTTCCTCATATTTCAATCAGTGGTTCTTTCAGCTTGACACCACCAAGTGTACCGCACTTTGGTATTGAATGGTACAAGAAAGCAATGGACGATGGTATGATCATGAATCAGCCGACTATTTTCGGTTACAACGCTAAGTCAAATCAGTTCTTGGCAGGCGGTGAAGCCGGATCGGAAACAGTAGTTGGGACGCAGAACTTGATGGACATGATTCAGGAGGCTGTGAATAATGCCGGAAGTGGAAGCGGTGACAGCGAAGCGACTCGTGCATTACTGGAAGCAATCTTTAACTGGATGCGGAACGGTGGATTGTACAAGCTGTTAATTGATGTTCTGACAAACGGCGTAGAGTTTGAATTTGATAACAGAGAGATAGCAAGGTTGGTGAAAAAATATGCTTGATAGGGCGAAATATGTGAACCATCTGAACCAAAGTATTGACTTTGGTTCGGATGGTATTTTTATTACATCCTCTGAATTAAGGGATTATGAATGGGAGTATGATACGGACTATGACGAGATTACCAACTTTCATAAAGGTGTCAAGGAAAAGAAAATGAAGATCATCATTTCGGCATCTTCCGAGGAAGAGGGGATTGCAAAAAGAAATGCTATCTTCCAGATATTTGAATCTGATATTCGTGCAGAACAGTCAGGAAGACTATATCAGGACGGCTACTATTTAAGTTGTTATATCGTAGCATCAAAAAAAGCGAAATGGTATCTGACGAAGCAGTATATAGAGATCGAAGTAACCATTGCAACAGATCAGCCGGACTGGGTACAGGAAAGAGAGTACAACTTCCTGAAGACAGAAGGCAAGACAGTTGAAATGGATGATCTGAAGAAATATCCATACAAATACGGATACTATTATCTGAATCAGGTATCATCTTCCTTGATCATCAACCCAGCTATCACAGAATCAGATTTTGTTCTTCGTATATATGGTTCTGTGTCAAAGCCACTTGTGAAGATTGGAGATAATACCTATCAGGTCAATATATCACTGAATGCCGGTGAGCGATTGGAGATTGATTCCATAAAGAAAACAGTAAAACTGGTACATACTGACGGATATACGGAAAATGTTCTATGGTCGGCTGCAAAAGAGTGTTACATCTTTGAAAAAATTGCAGCTGGTACACAAGTAATTGCTTGGGATGGCAGTTTTTCATTCGACCTGATTCTTATTGATAAAAGGAGTGAACCATTGTGGAAGTAATGTATACAGACGTAAACAGGCTTCCACAAGGGAGTCTTGAAAAATATTCCGTTGATCTGGAACTCGGAGGCAATAATGACTTTGAGCTTCAAATGAATGTGAAAAATCACTGCATGAGTGCCGGATGCATCTGGTATGTAAAAGACGAAGAATACGGCGGTATTGTGGATGATGTAAAAGTCGACACAGAAAAATCCAAGGTATATTATTCCGGAAGAAGTTGGCGTGGTGTTCTGGAAAAGAAAGTGATCCGACCGGACGCAGGAAAAGATTACCTGACAGTATCCGGTGATGTACATGATATTCTTGCATTGCTGATAAAGCGGTGTGATCTGGTAGATATGTTTGCTGTTCCGGATACGTCTTCCGGAATACAGATAAGTAATTATCAATTCCAGAGATACGTCGATGCTTATTCAGGCATTGTAAAAATGTTGTCTGCTGCTGGGGCAAAGCTGAAAATCATTTACAACGACAAGGATTCTTGTGTGAATATATCATCTGTCCCGATCGAAGATCTGTCAGAGAAATATGAGTATTCCGATGACTACGGAATGAAGATCATAATCGAAAAGAAAACCGGAGGGGTAAATCATCTGATCTGTCTTGGAGCTGGTGAATTGGCAGCCAGAACGGTGATTGATCTGTATGTAGATAAGACAGGAGAGATCAGCGAAAAACAGGCGTATTTCGGTGAGTATGAAATTGCAGAAACATACGATTATGGAAATTCTGAATCAGCTACAGGGCTGAAAGAAAAGGGAATTGAACATCTGAAGGAACTGAAAAGTTCGGATTCTGTCTCTGCATCGTTCAGTAAATTAGACGTGGATATTGGTGATATTGTTGGTGGAAGAAATCGGGCAACCGGAATATTGCTGAAGGAACAGGTAACACAGGAAATCGTAAAAATAAAAAATGATATTATGACTATAATGTATAAGGTTGGTGAGGAATAACAATGGCGACAAATTATTTAGACACAGGAGATACCGGACGTGCAGTCAGCTCGGAATCTGACGGTGCGTTATTTGCCGGTATTTTTGGAGCTGAAAAATATGTATTGGAAAATGGCAGCCAGTTAAAAGCGGAGGTACAGTCCAATAACATTGTAAAAATCTCCGATGGTGATGCAGTTATGTACGGACGACACGTAAGGATTCAGGCGAATGATAGTGCGCTGGTAACAATTAACAATGGACATTCTGGAACGAACAGGATTGACCTGATCGTGTTCCGGTACACAAAGGATAGCACAGGAAAAGAAACGGTTGATCTGGTTGTGATCCAAGGAGAAGATTCTACTCGGACACCCACAGCACCGACAGCAGTTAATGGGAATATTTTGACTGGTGCAATGAAGTCAGACTTCCCTCTGTATAGCGTGGAACTGAATGGAATCAATATTGTAAAGGTGAATCCGCTGTTTAATGTGATCGGTAATATCAGCAAGTTAAAGGAAGAGCTTACTGAATTAAATGGCAAATTAGAGAGAAAAGTTGACAATCAGACTCTAGGCGTTGGAAAGGAAATATTCACTGGACAATATTTACAAAATAAGCCAATTTACGAAAAGATGATTGAGTGTGGATCACTTCCAAATAAAACCACAAAAACTGTTAGTACAGGGTTATCCGGACTAGATTATTTTTGGATAAATCCGGCAAATAGTATGGCATTTAACAGAGGAGCAACTTATCCAGTTCCATTTTCGGATAATTCAAACTATAATGCTATAAGTGTAAGATTGACAGGTAGCGGATCCACCATCACAATTGTAACGGCCAATGATTGGAGTGGATATGCCTGCATCATAAGTGTGAAATATACTAAAAAATAGATTTGTCATTTAATTCACGTAAGTTGATTTTTGCTCACATCCGGCGTAGGTCGGGTGTTTTTGTTATGCACTTTTATATATGAAACACAGAAACATGATTCAGAGAGGAGAAGCTATGAAAATTGTATTCAACGATGGACAGGAACTGACAGTGCAGGATACATCTATCCAGACTGATGGCAGCCTTCTGATCAAAACGATCTCAGCAACAGAGGAGCAGATCAAAGCGATTTTTTCAGATTCCATGACAACAAAGAAGATGAACGTGCAGGAACGAGGTGTGCAGATCGCGAGTTATGAAAATTATATCCAGTTTGATGCTGTTGTGAAATACACTGCGGGAATCCTTGGAATTGTTATGTACCAGGAAGAACAGGCACCAGAAGATCGGATCAAGACACTTGAGAAGGAAAAAAATGAGATACAGGAGAAAATTAACCAGTTGGAAGGTTGCATCTTGGAGATGTCAGAACAGGTATATCAGTAATGGTAACTCTATTAACAAATCTATTCATATTACTACAAAACAACGGAGGAAAAGAAATGATGGCAATGTTATGGGCACAGCAGATTATGTTGGGGAAGAAGACTTACGCACAGGTCCCGAGACTCTTAAAGGACAAGGTAAAAGAAATCTTGGAAGATTCCGGAATGGGAGAGCTTGCAAACGATAAATAGTGAGGCGGTGATTATATGATAAGAGGAACTACACCGACACTTGAGTTTACTCTGCCGTTTGAAGTAGATCTGATTGCAGAGGCGTATGTTACGATATCACAGAATCAATCAGTGGTGATTGATAAGAGCTTGTCGGAGCTTACGTGCGCAGGAAAAACACTGGCTGTTAAGTTATCGCAAGAGGACACATTAAAACTGCAGCAATCGGAGTTCAAAACAGCGGAAGTGCAGATACGTGTGCGAATGAAGAGCGGAGATGCGCTGGCATCCGATATCATGAGCTTGTATGTAGGGCGGATTCTGAAGGAAGGTGTGATTTAATGAGACTAGAGGTATCATTTCATGTGTTTAATAAAAATCTGGATGTCGATTTTTCTGCAAAGGATAAAAAACTAAACGCAGAATTTCAATGTTTTCAGCGTATCACTGAGCAGGGAGATGTTGATTATTACGATGGTTCCTACACGGTCACACCAAAAGTGGAAGAACAGAGTCTTCCAACAGCAAAAAAATATCTTGCAGAAGATGTGAGAATAAAAGAAATACCGTTCTTCGAGGTGTCTAACCTTGAGGGAGGATATACTGTATTTATTGGAAAGGTATTATAACGATGGGAATTAGCAAAGTAGTATATGGTGGAAATACACTGATTGATTTAACGGGAGATACAGTGACAGCGGACAAGCTGTTAAAAGGCATCACGGCTCATGGAAAAGACGGTGAGGCAGTTACAGGTATTTGCACGTATGACGTGGACTCTAATGATGCTACCGCCGCAGTAGCAGAGATTTTAAAAGGCAAAACAGCTTACGCAAGAGGTGCAAAAATTGTCGGAACGATGCCGAATAACGGTGCTGTGACCGGAACAATTAAGACTCTGGCAGAAAGCTATGCAATTGCACAAGGCTATCATGACGGATCTGGAAATGTAACAATCGATAGCGAAGAACAGGCAAAACTTGTCGCCAAAAACATTCGAGAAGGAATCACGATTTTGGGAGTTAAAGGCTCGATGTCCAGTAGCGAAGGAATGAAGCCACAATCAAAGACAGTAACACCAAATAGCACACAGCAGACGGTTCTTCCGGACGAAGGCTATAACTGTCTCTCACAGGTGGTTGTTGAGAAGATTCCTTATGTTGAGTCGGAAAACAGTGCAGGTGGGCTTACAGTAACAATCGGTTAGTTAGAGAGGAGCAAAATATGGACGTAAATAAAATCGAATACGATGGACGTGTATTACTGGATTTGACAGAGGACACAGTGACAGAAGACAATTTACTTTCTGGTATAGTGGCTCACGATGCAACAGGAAGACAGATAGAAGGAAAGATGCCAGTTGTTGGTGCTGTAGAAAAATTCATCAGCAGTAAATCGGAATCATATACGATTCCGAAAGGGTATCATAATGGCTCTGGCAAAGTTGCTATAAGCAACGAGGAGCAGGCAAAACTTATCGCCTCAAATATAAAAAAAGGAATTACGATTCTTGGTGTAACTGGTACATTAGAACCTTTGAAACCAGATACTCCTACGGATGGAATAAAAACATTTGCGCAGAGAACAGATGCATCTACGGTAATACCAGATGTATATAATACCGGGGCGAGCGGCGAACTGAAGGATTTCACGACATTATATCCGAATGCGTCTATTAATGGAAAATTAATTTATATTACACAGGCTTTTGTGAATAAATATGGAAACGAGATTGGAAATTTTGTTCTTGAAGGATATGGATTATATTTTAAAGATCCCGTGGGAGATTTTAAGATATCGAATGCAAAATTTATAGGAGATATAAGTATAAGCTATGCGATACGATTAACGAATACCTATCTGGCGGGCAGTAATGGTAACATAGTAACAGTGGAAAATTGTGAGGCAAGTTATTACAAGTCTGCATTTAACAATGGGCGATGCTTCAAATTTATAAAATGTTATGTCCACGATATGTATCAGGATGCATTCAAAGCAGATAACCTCGTAACAATAGATAGCTGTTATGTACAGGGCTGTGGATTATCCAGTGATTCACATGCAGATGGAGTACAGGTTGCATCTGCCGGAACGAGTGAGACAATCAAGATTGATATTACGAATACACGATTTGAACAACCCCATATAAAAGGAAAGCATTATGAAAACTCTTGCGTATTCATAAAATATGATCAAGCCGCTTCGGGAAAAATAACGCTCTCGAATCTCTATATGAATGGTGGAAATTACTCACTGTACATTTTACAGGCAGCAGGAAAAGACTATTCAAATATGCAGTATCAGATTGATAATGTCCGAATTGGAAGTTCTGCGCGATATGGGAAGACAAGTATAGGTTCGAGTGCTGTGGGAAATTTGGTAACGAAAGACATTCAAGAGATAAATCAGCTATATGTAGGGTCAGTGTTCAAACAGAATGGGAAACTTTACGTTTCCGTAACAAATGATTCTTCGGAAGCTCGTACGTTAAGGATTGTAACGGATAAGGAAGAGAAGGAGTTCATGGTAGAAAGATGCTGGGATGGGACAAGTCAGGATAGCGTCGAATACTCAACGATTCCGGTTGACAGATTATTTGAACTTAATTCTGCTTCAACAGTTACTTGTTATGATGGGGAAAATATGATAGGAGTATTTCAATTTTCAGAGTGATGAAGGAAAGAGAAGTAACAGAGACAGAGCCACTGGAATATAACCACATCGTCAGTGCGGAAAACAGAGAAAAGAAAGGAAAACAGCATGGAAACAATTGTTTCAGCCTGCATCTCAGCAGGCGTAACACTTGTAATCTGCCTGTTGAACAATCACGGGCAGCAGGAGAAAACAAGAGCTCTTATGGAATACAAGCTGGAGGAGCTGACCAAAAGAGTAGACGAACACAACCATGTGGTTGAACGTACATATAGTATAGAAAGGGAACTTTCTATTCAAAAAGAACAGATCAAGGTAGCGAACCATAGAATTGAAGATTTGGAGGGAATTAAACATGAACATTGAAACATTAATGCAGTACATGAGTTACATTTTGGCAGGCATTGGAGTGCTGGCCTTCTTGGTCAGCGTAATCGTGCAGGCAATCAAGGAGATGCCGGCACTGAAAAAAGTGCAGACGAATGTTGTGGCACTGATCACATCACTGATCCTGACACCAGTAGCAGTAATCGTCTTGTGTACCTATTATCAGATAGTAATTGAGTGGTATTACATTTTCGCATCATTCATTGCCGCTTTTATAGTTTACCTAGTCAGTACAGGTGGTTGGGAACGTGTGACAGAAATGTGGAATCGGAATACATATAAGAAAAAATAGAATTGCACCAGTGCAAGAGATGCATAGAAGACAAAGGAGAGTATTATGAAATTATTTTTAATTGCTGGACATGGAGAGGGAGATCCAGGAGCTGAAGGTGGAGGATATACAGAAGCAGAACGTGTCAGAGCGTTGGCCGCCAAAATTAAAGAACTTGGCGGAGAAGCGGTCATTCTTGGGGATACGAGTAAAAACTGGTACAGAGATAAGCTGATAAGTACTTACAACTTCTCGGAAGATTCAAACATTTTAGAGCTGCATATGGATGCAGGCGGTGGATCGGCACGAGGCGGACATATCATCATCAAAGAGGGATTCGCTCCAGACGAATACGATTTGTCACTTGCTCTTTTTATCGCTACATTAATGCCGGGAAGAGCCGAGAATATCAAGTATCGTTCTGACCTGGCAAATGTAGACCGGGCTGCCAAGAGAGGGCTGAATTATCGTTTAATGGAATGCGGATTTATTGACAATGATCAGGACAGAAAAATTTTTAATGATCATATTGCGGAAATCGCGGAAGGAATCCTCAGGGCTTTCGGAATTATTGTGACGAAAAAAACGACGGGAAAATGGATAAAAGACAAAGTCGGTGACTGGTGGCAGGATCCGGATGGAAGCTATCCACGGAACTGTTGGAGAAAAATAGCAGGGACATTTTACTGGTTTAACGAGAAAGGGTACGTTGTCCAGAATCAGTGGATTCAGTACCAGGGAAATTTCTACTGGCTTAACGGAACAGGGGGAATGCGGACCGGCTGGAATAAGATTGACGGGGAATGGTACTTCCTGAATGATGGAGTAGTCGCACCAAAGAAACCGGTTGGGGCTATGTTAACCGGTTGGGTTCTGGCAGGCGGAAACTATTTCTATCTACGACCGAAGAGAGAAGGAAAACATGCACAGGGAACACTACTGGAAGGCGAGTTAAAAGGATATGCCGGTAATGACTATTATCTTGTTAAATCCGGAGAAGACAGACGTTATCAGACAGGTCAGATGCTTACCGGATGGAGACAGGCAGGAGATGATTATTACTGGTACAATACAATAGCTACAAAAGATATGCCGCTTGGAGCGATGTACAAAAATAAATGGTTAAAACTGCCAGAAGCATGGTATTACTTCAAAGATAATGGAGAAATGGCTTGTGATGAAACATTAGTAATTGGCGGTAAGAAGTACATGTTCGGAAAGAATGGATATATGCAGCAGAATGAATAATCACCATATCGCACTATACTTAACTTACTTAGGGAAAAGCATAACTGGCCGAATCAATAGTTGTGGTTTCAAAAGGATCCCCCAGAGCGTTTGTCCCTGGGGGATTGAATATTGTATCGTGAGGGGCAAAAAAGGGGCAGAATATTGTACTTTGATATACGGTTTCAGAGTTGAAAACGTCTTAAAATACGTTATTTCCCATTAGTTTGTACCTATTTATATGCATTGAGTAGCCGGCCAGCGGCATCGAACTTAATCTCTGAAT